AACATTAAATTTTGGAAAATGGAATTTAGGTAAAAATCGTTCGGAAAAAATTAAGAAAAAAATATCAGAATCTACCTCGAAATCAATGATAGAATACCATAAACAAAATCCAAGAACTGAAAAAACTAGAAAAATAATAAGTGAAAATAGTAAAAAATTACAAAAAGAAAAAAAGATTGGTATGCATGGCAAAAAACACAAAAAAGAAACAATAGAATTGATGAAAATTAACAATTCAATGAATAAAGAAGAATATAGAATAAAAGTTAAAAAATCTAAAAAAAATATAAAATGGTTAAAAAAAGGTGATAAAAGAAAAATGGCTGTGCCAGGAACAGAAAAATTTAAAGAACTTATAAATATAGGATATATATTAGGTTATTAAATAAAAAAGGAGTATTAACAATTTTTGGTCAATCATTTTATTTTGGTCTTATACGAAAGTATATAATATTAGTAGGGACGTTGTTTAACGATTTACGTATAACAAGAACAGATTCTTCTGGTAATGTTTCTGCATTAATTAAAGTTCCTATAACATTTGCTGCCAAAGATAAAATGCTTGCTAGAATAATGCAAGACCCTAATATTGACAGACCAACCGCTACTCTACCTTTGCCTATGATTTCATTTGAAATGGGACCAATGACTTATGATGGTGCCAGAAAACTCAATACAATTGGTCGTGTAGTAGCCAAAGGTGATACTGCTAGTAAATTTAAATATCAATATAATCCAGTTCCATATAATATAAATTTTAAAGTTTATGTTTATGCTAAGAATGCCGAAGATGGAACTAAGATTATAGAACAAATACTTCCATTCTTTACTCCTGATTGGACTACAACTGTGTCTCTGATACCAGAAGTAGATGTCATGATGGATATTCCTGTTATTTTAAATACTATAACATTTGCAGACAATTATGATGCTGCTTTTAAAGAAAGAAGAGCAATCATATGGACTTTAGATTTAACTGTCAAAGGTTATCTATATGGACCAGTCAAGAAAACATCAATAATTAAATTTGCTAATACTAACTTCTACATACCACCAGTTCCTGATGGTAAATTGAGGGATGCAGTTGGTAATACAGCAGTAGCAGAACGAATGACTGTTCAACCAGGATTAACTGCTAATGGTGAACCAACAAGTAATATAGAAATAACTGTTCCTTATACAGATATAGAACCAGACGACAATTATGGATATATAATAAGAATATTTAACGGCGAAGATTTATAAAGAGATTAATATGGAAAATGATAACAATGATCCAATTGGTGAAGCACTAAATATTTTACCAATTAAACATTCTGATGATATACCACAAACATTAGAAATAACTCCCGACAGTTCTCTCGATCAAGACTTTGAATCTGCTAGAACAAATATTCATGATATGATTGATACTGCCTCAGAAGCCATCAAAGATTTATCTACTATTGCTAAACAATCACAACACCCTAGAGCATTTGAAGTTTTAGCAAAATTGATAGAAACATCTGTTAAAGCCAACAAAGATTTAATTGAAATTCAAGAAAAAATGAAACAAATCAATAGATTGGATGGAAAAGATACTAGTGGATCATCCAAAACAATAAACAACAACTTGTTTGTAGGCTCAACCGCCGAATTACAAAAATTAATAAAAGATATGAAAGATGGAAAACAATCTCAATAATCTAAAGGGATATAACGGTAACATATTACTTAAAAGAGCTAATCAAAATATTGATTGGACTCCCGAACTTATTTCTGAGTATGTAAAATGTTCTGAAGATCCTATTTATTTTATTGAAACATATATGAAAATCATTAACGTCGATAAAGGTCTTATAAATTTTAAATTATATGACTATCAAAGAGATATGATTAATGATTTCAAAAATAATAGATTTAATATTATAACAACCGCACGCCAAGCTGGAAAATCTACAACAACTTGTGGATTTATTCTTTGGTACATCATATTTAATTCAGACAAAACTGTAGCTCTACTTGCCAATAAAGGCGATACTGCCAGAGAAATTCTTGGTAAAATACAGTTGGCATACCAACATTTACCTAAATGGTTGCAACATGGTGTTAATGAATGGAATAAAGGTTCGTTTGAACTTGAAAACAATTCTCGTGTTATAGCCGCTGCAACTTCAGCAAGCGCTATTCGTGGTTATGCCATCAACCTTCTTTTTATTGACGAAGCGGCATTCATCGATAATTGGGAAGAATTCTTTACATCAGTTTACCCAACAATTTCATCTGGTCATGAAACCAAGGTAGCACTTGTTTCTACTCCTAATGGATTAAACCATTTCTATTCAATATGGATTAATGCCATTCAAAATAGAAATCAATACAATTATAAGATGGTTCATTGGAAATCTGTTCCTGGTAGAGATGAAAAATGGAAAAACGACACTCTTGCTGCTATGAACTTTGACATTGAAAAGTTTGCACAAGAATACGAATGTGAATTTTTGGGTTCATCAGGTACTCTTATTGCTGGTTGGAAACTTAAAGAACTTATTCATTTACCACCTATATCAGAAAAAGATGGATTAATCCAGTATAAAAAACCAGAACAAAACAATGTTTATATGATAGTTTGTGACGTGTCTCGTGGTAAAGGATTAGACTACTCTGCTTTTCAGGTTCTGAATGTAACTAAAATGCCTTATGAACAGGTATGTATTTTTAGAAATAATGCTGTTTCTCCAGTAGATTATGCCGGAATTATACATAGGACTGCCAGAGGTTATAATAATGCTGCTGTTCTGGTAGAAATAAATGACATAGGTGAACAAGTATCCCACTCATTACATTATGACATGGGATATGAAAATGTTCTATTTACTGAAAACGCCGGTCGAAGTGGTAAAAGAATTACTGCTGGATTTGGCGGAGGAAATGTAGATAAGGGTATTAGAACTACAAAAATTGTCAAATCAGTAGGATGTTCGATCCTCAAACTACTAGTAGAACAAAACCAGTTATTGATAAATGATTTTCATACGATAAACGAACTATCGACCTTCTCTAAAAAAGGAAAATCATATGAAGCCGAACCAAATAAACATGACGACTTGGTAATATGTCTAGTTTTATTTGCATGGTTATCAGATCAACAATATTTTAGAGAATTTACCGACATCAACACTTTGAACTCTTTGAGAGAAAAGACAGAAGAAGACATTGAACAAGATTTAGCTCCGTTTGGATTTATTATAAGTGGAAACGAAGATTACTATGACGAATCATATGAACAGATAAACCCTGATGGTTGGATATTTAATGAGTCGTTAAAAATAAACTTTTAATAAATAATAAAAATACTTATAATAACATTCCGATAAAGGGAGAATAAAATGGCATTTCCATTAAGTCCAGGCGTATCAATTAGAGAAATTGATCTAACAACAGTTGTGCCAAATGTTGCCACATCTGATGGTGCAATTGCAGGCGTTTTTCGCTGGGGTCCAATTGATCAAAGAGTATTAATAGATTCAGAAAATTTATTGGTATCTAGATACGGCAAACCAACAAATTATAATGCCGAAACATTTTTTACTGCTGCTAACTTCTTAGCTTATAGCAATAGATTATATGTTTCTCGTGCTGCCAATACATCAGGGTCAACACCTACTGCTTCATTTACTTCTGGTACAGCAAATTCAACTGTTTCAAACAATGTATTTTTCACTTCAAATACAGTACCATATACAACTGGTATGTATGTAACTCAATCTGGAAATACATCAATCATTGGCTCTGGAAATAATATATACATCACAGCCGTAAACTCTACAGCAATTACTCTATCAGCAAATACAAACGCTAATACAGCAAATGTAACATTGTATTTTGGTCATCCAGAAACATCATATACTGCTTGTGCATTCGATGAAGACGATTCAACAACTGCATATGCTGCAAATCTTATAAATCAAATCATTCTAAATCCAAATAGATATGATGCTAAAGATGGCACATTTGATTCAGACGTAATTTATGTTGCAAAATATCCTGGTGAAATGGGTAACTCACTTCGTGTTTCTGTTTGTGACAATAAAGATTCATTCCAATCAAATATTGCTCTAGATACAAATATCTCATTCACTCTAGGCTCAAATACTGCAACTTCTGTGTTTACTGGTGTTGCTAACGCATCTGCTACAACAGTTGAAAATGATATTTCAATTGGTGATCAAATTCTAGCAGGTAACAGTTCTATTGGTCTACAATTCTTGCAAGTTACAAGTACAAATGTAACTTCAAATGCAACAAGCACAATACTAACTGTTCAATTTGAAGATCCTTACAGATTAAAATCAAATTATACAGCAAATACAATCCAACGTTATTGGGAATTCTTCAATGTTGTTGATGTAGCTCCAGGTCAATCTGATTATGTAAGATTGCATGGCAACACATCTGCCAATGATGAATTGCACGTTGTTGTTGTAGATAATCGTGGTGATTTCACAGGAACACCAGGAACTATTCTTGAAGTTTATAAACAACTTTCAAGAGCCCTAGATGCTAAAAATAATGATAACACTTCTATGTACTACAAAGAAGTTATCAACCAAGATTCAGGTTATATCTGGTGGGCAAATGATAGAGCCACAGCTCCTTCAAATACAGCAATGAATATAATTTCAACTTCATCAACATCTCCAGGTAACTACCAAATGAGACTTGGTGCAGATGGATACGATGAAGCTAATATATCACTTTCAACAATTGCTAATGCATTTGATATGTTCGTATCAACAGAAGATATCGACATTTCATTGATTATGCAAGGAAAACCAAGAGGTGGTACAACAGTTCAAGGTGGTGAAACAATCACAAATTACCAACTTGGTAACTATATCATCGACAATATTTGTGAAATAAGAAAAGACTGTGTTGCCTTTATTTCTCCTGAAAAGAATAAAGTATTAAATAACTACGGTAACGAAGCAATCTCTCTAGTAAACTGGAGAAATGCTCTACGTAGTACATCATATGCCGTACTTGATTCTGGTTATAAGTATCAATACGACAGATATAATGATGTTTATCGTTGGGTTCCTCTAAATGGTGACATGGCTGGTCTATGTGCTAGAACAGACATCACAAATGATGCATGGTGGTCACCTGCTGGTTTCAATCGTGGTCAAATCAAGAATGTTGTCAAGATAGCATTCAATCCACGTAAAGCTGAAAGAGATATTACCTATCCTCATGGAATCAACTCAGTTGTTTCATTCCCAGGAGAAGGAACAATTCTATTTGGTGATAAAACTCTTCTAGCTAAACCATCAGCATTTGATCGTATCAATGTTCGTCGTCTATTCATCGTTCTTGAAAAAGCAATCTCAATTGCTGCTAAGTATTCACTATTTGAATTCAACGATGCATTTACTAGAGCACAATTTAAAAATCTTGTAGTTCCATATCTAAGAACAGTTCAAGGAAGACGTGGTATTACAGACTTCTTAGTTGTTTGCGATGAAACAAACAATACTCCACAAATAATTGACTCAAATCAATTTGTTGGTGATATCTATATTAAACCTGCAAGATCAATCAACTTTATCCAGTTGAACTTCGTAGCTGTTGCTACTGGTGTTCAATTCAGTGAAGTGATTGGAAAATTTTAAACACTCGCAAATACTAAAAACTCCCTGAGATAATATCAAAGGGAGTTAATATCTTGTATAAATACTTATAAATTATCACTAAGGAGTATAATTAAATGCCTTTTAACATTAGTACATTTAAATCAAGAGGTCTAGTATATGGTGGTGCTAGAGCTTCTCAATTTAGTGTTACATTAGCAGTTCCATCAGGAATTGGTATTGATAACGTATCAGTAGATAAGTTCAGATTCTTATGTACATCTGCTGAACTACCATCATCAACAGTAAGTGCTGTTGAAGTTCCATATTTCGGTAGACGTATTAAAGTAGCCGGAGATAGAGCTTTTACTGATTGGTCAGTAAATATTCTAAACGACGAAGACTTCTCAATCAGATCTCTATTTGAAACATGGTCAAATGCTATGAACCGTCTTGTTTCAAACGTTCGTGACCCTGCTATTGCTACAGAAAACTATAAAACAGATCTTCAAGTTATTCAATACTCAAAAGATGGTGCAGCTATTAGATCATATTCATTTATTGGTGCATTTCCAACATCAGTTAGCGGTATTGGTCTTGATTGGTCTTCAACAAATCAAATCGAATCATTCTCTGTATCATTTTCATATGATTACTGGCTTCCAGAAATTGAAACATCTGATAAAAAAGCTGGTGGCGTAAATACTTATGGTACTGAAGCTGTAACAGATGGACCATTAGGACCTTCGTAACACACTCGTTTTATTAAATAGTCCTATGAGTTAATTCCTATAGGAGTATTAAAATGACTTCTAATTTTTTAATAAAAAAGGAATTTGACATAATATGGAATTATTTGGATTTGAGTTTAAAAGAAAAGATAAAGTAGAAACAACTGCATCGTTCACACCAAAAGAAACTGATGACGGTGCAGTTGTCATATCTGCTGCTGCTGGTACTTCATATGGAACATATGTTGATCTAGATGGCACAGTACGTTCAGAAGCAGAATTGGTAACAAAATATCGTGAAATGTCATTGCATCCAGAATGTGATTCGGCTATCGATGAAATTATCAATGAATCAATTTCAATAGATGAAGAAACAATCGTTGATATTAATTTAGAAGAAACTGCTCTTTCAGATAAAATTAAAGCAGTCATTCGAGAAGAATTTAAAAACTGCCTTAAAATTATAGAATTTAATAAGTATGCTTATGATATATATCGTCGTTGGTATATCGATGGCAGACTTTACTATCACGTAATTATTGATAACAAAAATCCTAAAGAAGGTATCAAAGAATTACGTTATATAGATCCACGTAAAATAAGAAAAGTTAGAGAAATATCTAAAAAACCTATTGCCAATATGAATAATACTGGCAACGTTTTTACAAGTAAAACTCTCAATGAATATTACATCTATAATGACCGTGGTTTCAATTACGGCAATAAAACTGTAGGTCCTGTTACTTCAGGACTAAAAATATCCAAAGACTCTATTATTCATACAGTTTCTGGTTTGACTGATAACCAAGGAACAATGGTTTTATCATATCTACACAAAGCTATCAAAGCTTTAAATCAGTTAAGAACTCTGGAAGATGCTCTAGTAATTTATCGTATATCAAGAGCCCCAGAAAGAAGAATTTGGTATATCGACGTTGGAAATTTACCTAAAGTAAAAGCAGAACAATATGTTCGTGAAATAATGGTCAAACATAAGAATCGTTTAATATATGACGCTAATACTGGCGAAATAAGAGATGATCGTAAGTTTATGACCATGTTGGAAGACTATTGGCTACCCAGAAGAGAAGGTGGTAGAGGAACAGAAGTAACTACACTTCCTGGTGGCCAAACTTTAGGACAATTAGACGACGTTATATATTTCCAAAAGAAATTTCTACAGTCATTAAATGTACCATCAAATAGATTGAACACTGATTCTCTTTTTTCTATGGGTAGAGCCACAGAAATTACAAGAGATGAATTAAAATTTACAAGATTTATTGTTCGTCTAAGATTAAGATTTGCACATCTATTTACTAAGATGCTTGAAAAGCAATTAGTTCTTAAAGGTATAGTAACCATAGATGATTGGAATCAAATTGCCCCACTAATCAGATATCGTTTCTCAAGAGACAACTATTTCACAGAACTTAAAGATGCTGAAATTGAAAATTCAAGAATTTCTCTTGCTAGAAACTTCCAAGACATGGCTGGCAAATATTACTCACATGCTTGGATTAGAAGAAATATTCTCAAACAAACTGAAGAAGATATTGGAATGATGGATCAACAAATTGGTATGGAAAACCAATCACAAGATCCAAGATGGATTAATCCTATCATCGTTCAAAATATGCAAGGTGTAGCTCCACAGCAACAAGGACAAGAACCTCCATTGGATGATCAATCTAGAGATGTTGCTCGTGACAAGTTAGAAAAAATAAGACAAGCACAAATAACAATTGATCAAATGGAAAAGAAAAAAGGAAATAGATCATTGAAAGATGAAGCAGAATATAAATCTGCTCTACAAGTTGTTGCTAAAAACAAAGATTTCTTAAAACAAATGGGAATAAATCCAGAGCAAGGAAGTATTTAATATGGAACATAAATATGATTTATCAGATTTAATTACTGCTACTGTTGAACAAAAACCTAATGATTTTGAAGATGTTTTTAAATCATTGATGGTTAATAAATTAAATGATGCTATTGATGCAAGAAAAATAGAAATAGCACAAAACATGTTCAATGGTCAAGTAACAGACGAGGAATAAAAATGGCAAAACCACTTAGAGTAATTTTAGAATCAAAAGAAGAAGGCAAAGATACCAAATTAAAAGGTGTCAAGAAATCTACTGTTCGTAGTGGTGCGCCTACAGATGAATATCCAGGAATGGGTCCAAAAGAACAAGATGGTAAAGACTTTGTAGCCAAGCACAAAGTAGAAGTTCATGCTGATCGTGTTGGAAATGGTGACGAAGATTATAAAGGCAAAACTAAACAAGCCAAATATAAGAAACAATCTGATGATGTTTATGAAGAAAAATCTTGTGGTGGAATGGAACCTCATGAAAATAAAAAAGGCAAAAAACTTCTTCTTGGTGGTAAAAAAACAATTGAAGAAAGACATATGACTTCTGCTGAAAAATCAAAAGAAAAAAGAATTAAGAAAAAAGTTGATCCTTCTGGAATGAAGGCATCAATGAAAAAACAATATGGTGATGAAAAAGGAAAAAAAGTTTATTTTGCAACAATACGTAAACAAGCTATGGAAAGCGTATTGGAAAAAAGAAAAAAGAAAATTAAAGAAACTACTGGTCCAGATACACCAATGAAAACCCCTTCAGGAAAAGTTGGAGATAATGCCAATAGTCCTGGGTTTAATGTTTGAAAGGTTAAGAAATGATTCTTAAGGTTTTAGGAACACAAATATCAATAGCCTCGGCAAATACAGTATCAAATGCAAATTTGGTTAGAATAATTAATACAGGTGCTGCCGCTGTTTTATCAATAGCCAATTCTGGCGGAACATATGCAAACTTAACAGTTTCAAACACTGAAAGCATAACAATAGAAAAAGCAACAACAGATACAGTAACAGGAGCAAATATGCTTGCTGTGCCCGTAGCATATAGGTACTAAAATGAAACTTTTCACAGAACTAAACGAGAATGTCGAATACATCACCGAGACAAAAGAAACTGGTGAAAAATCTCATTATATAATCGGTAGATTTATTACATGTGATGAGGAAAATAAAAATAAAAGAATTTACGAATCAAACGTTATTGCTCCTGAAATACAAAGATATATCAAAGAAGTCATTTCTACAAATAAAGCTTTTGGTGAATTAGGACATCCTTCTGGTCCTTCTATCAATCTTGATAGAGTTTCACATATCATAACAGAATTGAAGAAGAATGGCAAACACTATATGGGCAAAGCCAGATTAACTGAAACTCCTATGGGTAAAATTGCCATTGGATTATTAAATTCTGGTGGTCAATTAGGTGTATCTACAAGAGGCATGGGATCTTTAATTGAGAAAAATGGTGCAAAGTATGTACAAGGAGATTTTAAATTATCAACAGTAGATATTGTTGCTGATCCTTCAGGTCCTGGATGTTTTGTAAATGGAATAATGGAAAACGTTGAATGGTTTTATGATCCTGTAAAAGGGACTTGGCATGAAGAAAAACTTCATGAAATTAAAAAATCTGTACATAAAATGTCAAAATCTTCCTTGGAAGAAAACAAACTTAACATTTTTGAAGAATATGTCTCTTCATTAATGGTTAAAAAATAATATTATATAAATAAAATTAAAGTAATTCAAAGGAGAGAATACATGTCTCAAAAAGAAATTGAAGAAGAACTAAAGAAAAAAATGAAGAAACATGAAGCTTCTGAAAAAGAAGATGATTCTGAAGAAGATGATTCTGACGAAGAAGAAGATGAAGATGAAGATGATAAAGAAGAAGACTATAAAAAGAAATCTTCTAAAAAGAAAAAAGACAAAGAAGAAGATATGAAAGAAGAAACACTAGCTGCTTCTTCGTTGCATCCTGCTGCTAAAGCTATTTCTGATCCTAAAGCTCTTTCTTCAAAGACAGCCATGATGGGTCAAGTTATGGGTGCTATGGCTCAAATGCCAAAATCCGACATGGTAAATTTCTTTAATCAAGTAATGGGCCAATATGGTCCAGGAAAAGATTGGGGTGTTGGCGATAAGTCAGGACACAATCAAGATACACTTGATATGAAGCCATCACATGCAGTTGCCGTTAAAGGTCCAAAAACAAAGTACCCAATGGCACATGTAAAAGAAGATATTGATTCAATGTTCGTTGGTGAAGAATTATCTGAAGAATTTAAAGAAAAAGCTTCAACACTTTTTGAAGCTGCAATAAATGCAAAACTTACTGCTGAAATAGTTCGTATCGAAGAAGAATATGAAGAACTATTAAGAGAAGAAATGGAAGAATTTGCAGAAGATCTTACAAGTAAACTAGATACATATCTTGATTATGCAGTAGAAAATTGGATGACAGAAAATGAAGTTGCAATTGAATCTACATTGCGTAATGAAATTTCTGAACAATTCATTGACGATTTAAAAAATCTTTTCTCTGAAAATTACATGAATATTCCTGAAGAAAAGGTAAATGTAATTGAACAATTGACAGATAAGATCGAAGCTCTTGAAACAAGATTAGACGAAACAATTACAGAAAATCATGAACTAAAAGGTGCAATTGCTGAATCTACAAAGAAAGATGTAATTGATTTTGTTGCATCTGAGCTAACTCTTACTCAAAAAGAAAAATTCTTACCTTTTGCTGAAGGTATCGAGTTTGACGGTAATGTAGAAACATATCAAAGAAAACTAGAAATAGTTAAAGAAAATTATTTCAACAATACTCCAGTCCATCAAACAAATCTTGAAGAAGAAACATTTGAAGGTGAAATCTCATCTCCAAGCACAGTTTCTATGGACCCAAGTATTGCAAGATATGTAACTGCTTTACAAAAAACAGTTAAAAAATAAAAATTTATAAATAATATTAAATACTACAACCAGAAAGGAAAAGATATGTATTTATCTGAAGAAATTCAACAAAAATGGGCACCAGTCCTAGACTGTGACTCAGTAGGAACTATTACAGATCTTCATCGTAGATCTGTAACTGCTGTTGTTCTAGAAAACACAGAAAGAGCACTACGTGAAGCTTCTGCACATGGTCAATATCAATCATTGACAGAAACTTCATCAACTGTTCCAGCAAACTTCATGGGCGCTTCAAGCTCAACTGCTGGTGCTGGTGGCATCGATACATTTGACCCTGTATTGATCTCTCTAGTTCGTCGTGCAATGCCAAATCTAGTTGCATACGATATCTGCGGCGTACAACCAATGACTGGTCCTACAGGACTAATCTTTGCTATGCGCTCACGTTATGCTAACCAAGCTGGCGACGAAACATTCTACAACGAAGTAAATACCTCGTTCTCATCAGTTGTTTCTGGTGCTAACACATTTGGTCAAAAGTTCGTTGGTACAATCCCAGGTGCTACAAACACATCACCACTAACAGCTGTTAATACATATAACACTGGTTCTGGTATGTCAACAGCTCAAGCTGAAGCTCTTGGTGCTGATTCAAACGCTGCATTCCCACAAATGGCATTCAGCATTGAAAAAGTAACAGTTACAGCTAACACACGTGCTCTAAAAGCAGAGTACACAATGGAACTTGCACAAGACTTGAAGGCAATTCATGGTCTTGATGCTGAAACAGAACTATCAAACATTCTTTCAGCAGAAATTCTTGCTGAAATCAATCGTGAAGTAGTTCGTACAATCAACATCACAGCCGTTGCTGGTGCACAAGACAATACAACAACTGCTGGTGTATTCGATCTTGATACAGATTCAAATGGTCGTTGGTCAGTTGAAAAGTTCAAAGGTCTTATGTTCCAACTAGAACGTGAAGCTAACCAAATCGCCAAGAAGACACGTAGAGGAAAAGGCAACATCGTAATCTGTTCATCAGACGTTGCTTCTGCTCTACAAATGGCTGGTGTTCTAGACTATACACCTGCTCTAAATTCAAACAAACTACAAGTTGACGATACAGGCAATACATTTGCCGGTGTTCTAAACGGTCGCTTAAAAGTTTACATCGATCCATATGCTATCGGTGGTAACTACCTAACAGTTGGTTATAAGGGTTCATCAGCATTTGATGCTGGTATATTCTATTGCCCATATGTTCCTCTACAAATGGTAAGAGCTGTAGATCAAGCTACATTCCAACCAAAGATTGGCTTCAAGACACGTTATGGTATGGTAGCCAACCCATTTGCTGAAGGTCTAAACAAGGGTGCAGGACGCTCAAATACTATCAGCACAAACGAATATTACAGAAGAGTTATAGTAACAAACTTAATGTAATAAGTCAAGTACTAAAAACAAGAGCCAGGATAACTGGTCCAGAAAGAGGGGTTCATTCCCCTCTTTTTTTATATAAATACTCTAAACTAAACGGAGTAAATATGTCAGCTTTAGATAACACACCAGACAATAAAAACTTTTTGTCTCCATTAAATTTTAAGTTTTTTATCAAAAAAACTCCTTATACAAACTTTTTTATTCAAAAAATAAATTTACCTGGAATCCGTCTAGTGCAAGTTGATACTTCAAATCCATTTGTCAAGACTCCATATGCTGGCGATCATATTGACTTTTCAACTCTAAATCTTAATTTTAAAGTAGATGAAGATCTAAAGAATTATCTAGAAATACATAATTGGATAATAGGTCTTGGATTTCCAGAAAATCATGATCAATATAAAGATTTATCTGATAAACCGATATATACAGGCGATGGTATATTTTCAGATATGACTTTAACTATACTTTCTAGTACAAAAACTCCCAATTATGAAATAACTTTTGTCGATGCATTTCCTATAACTTTATCAGATTTATACTTCAATACTATAGATAATAATGTAACTTTCTTAAATGCTGATGCTACTTTCAAATATACACATTATACAATTACTAAATTATAATTGACATTTAATTTAATATGGTGTATAATATAGTTTTATGCAGAGGATGATATTATGAAACTTGATCAAATACTTTCTTTATGGAAAGAAGATTCTATTATAGATATAACTAATCTTGGTGAAGAAGCTATTAAAATAGCAAATTTAACACAAAAATATTATGAAATATTAGTACAAGAAAGAGTACTATTAAGAAAATACCAAAATGATTATAAAGTATTAAATTTAGAAAAATATGAATTTTATACACAAGGTCCAAATGAAGAAACTGAACAAAAAGGATGGACATTGCCTTCCAAAGGTATAATAATAAAATCTGAAATACCAATATATTTGGATGCCGATAAAGACTTAATTGAACTATCTTTAAAAATAGGAATTCAACAAGAAAAAGTTCAATTGTTAGAAACCATAATTAAATCACTTAAAGACCGAGGATTTAATATTCGTGCAGCATTAGATGATAGAAAATTAAAAGAAGGAGTCTAATTGACTGATATTATTAGAGTAGAAAAAGTAAATGAAGTTTATAATAGAATAATTTGTGAACCGAGTGTAGGTTATGAAATAAAAGATTATTTTACATTCAAAGTTCCTAATTATCAATTCATGCCAGCCTACAGAAACAAAATGTGGGATGGTAATTTGTATTTGTACAACCCTCTTACATGTCTTCTTTATGGTGGATTAAATCATCATCTAGAAGAATTTTGTAAACATAGAGAATACAAATTAGAATATTCTTCTGATTTTTCTATTGATAATTTTACAGTTTCTGATGCTCATTCTTTTTTTAAATCATTGAATTTAACAATGGAACCAAGAGATTATCAAATAGATGCTTTTGTTAATTGT